AGGATGTCTAGCACGTACTCCTCCAGCTGCTTCTTGGAGAGCGTCCATCCCTTCTTCCACTCACCGGGCTTCTTCACCGCGAAGACCATCTTTGACTTCTCCAGTCGAATCTCCCCGGGCAGAGGCTCGCGGGGGTGGGCATACTCGGCGGCCAGATCGAGCTCGACGAGACGGCGCTCGTCACGAAGACGGCTTGCATTCGCATTGACGTCGTTGAGGCGCTTGCTGATCTCCACATAGCGAGAGACGTTGTTGCGAAGAGAGTCCATTGTATCGATTGTATCCTGTGCTTGTCGTGTCTCCGGTAGAAAAGTGTTCGTTTTGAACAAGGGACGGATGTCATGGCTCGATTCCGAGGAGGTCGAGCGCCTGCGCACCGTGTACAACAAGGAACATAGCAAGGAGACGCCCATTGCCAAGGGCGGGACAGAGGCCGTGTGGGGCGCTCTGCGTGAGCGCCTGTCTGCGAAATGCAAGACCGGACGTGCAGAGTGCATTGTCTCGTCGATGTTGCGCCGGCCTGTCGCGCCCAAGGAATGGACTCTCAATCGCTATGAGTGGCTGTCTAGTGATGATATTGATGCCATCGAGAAGAACTACACGGAACTGTTCTCGGACTATTTTTATGTCGGCTCGGTCCCCATCGATTTTGACTTGAAGAATGAGACTCGTCAGTGTGTCGTCAGCGCCCTCTGTGCCATGAAGCTCGACGAGTTGTACAAACAGGGCAAGCACAGAATTGGAATCGTTGTGAACACCGATCCGCATGATGGACCTGGCCAACACTGGGTGGCCGTGTTTGCCGATATCCGACCTGAGCTGGAGTATCCCCGTGTGACATACTTTGATTCGTATGCAATGACACCCGAGCCACAGATCAAGACACTGATGAAGCGGTGGAAGGCCCAGTGGGACGCAACGGGTATTCACCAGAAGGGAATGAAGCTGACGTACAACAAGACCCGTCACCAGTACAAGGACTCAGAGTGTGGAATGTACTGTGTGTACTTTCACTACGCGTGCCTGTTGGAGTTGCCGATGGACACAAAGATTCCCGACGATGTCATCAACGGATTCCGTAACTTGTTGTTTCGGATGCCGAAATAATCGTCCCTCAAAGCAATGGCAGCGACGGTCGCAGCGGAGTTTGTTCTGGGTCTCACTCTCGTCGCTCTCTTGGGATACCTTGTCTTCGACGAAGTGAAACCCCCCACCGTGGGTGGCGCGGTGTCTCGTGATCGACTGTGCGATTACTATGCGGCCGGCTCTGTGTATGAGCCCGTGTCCGAGGCACTGGCCCGCGGAATACGTCTTCTCGAGGTGCACATCTATTCGGATGAGGACGACCATCCGATGGTGGCCACAAAGGCGGTCTCCGAGGGATACGATATTGCCTATGACAATGTCTCCTTCGAATCGGTGTGCATTGACATCGTCAACGACGCCTTTCCCTCGCCCGACCCCTGTATCCTGTCGATTGTGTTTCACACAGACAAGACCACAGCTATCGACCGTGTCGCTGATCACCTGAGTACGATTACGCGCCGCCACCTCATTCCTGACTTGAATGTGGTGGAGTATCCTATTGACGGTCTCGCCAACAAGCTTGTCATCGTGTCGGGTGGGCCTATCAACGGAACAAAACTGGAGTCGATGACGAACATAAACTGGTCTGGCTCATATGCTCGGCGGCTCACCTACCAACAGGCCCTGTATCCTCGTGATCCTCACGAGTTGACGGCCTTTAACAAAAATGGAATCTCGATTGTTGCGGGTGACAATGGATTCTCGCCCTCGACCATCCACCCCCACACCCCTGTCAACTATGGATGCCAGTGGAATTTCTTCGTGAAGAGCCCGGGCGGCTTTTTGCCGAAGACGAAATAACTTCCGTGCGTTAAAACAAAATGGCAAACAAGTGGCTCACGCACGTGAAGAAGACGATGAAGGCCCACAAGGGTGCGAAGTTCTCCGCGGTCCTCAAGATGGCGAAGAAGACGTACAAGGGTGGCGCGGATGTGTCCCCGTACGCGGACTCGGGCAACGGCGCGGACCTCTATAACGGCCGTGCGACCCTTCAGTCGGCGAGCCAGGATGCCGGCCCGGCGGGCGGCCGTCGTCGTCGCACCCGGCGCGGAGGTGGCGCGATTCCTGGCAAGGCGGTCGGTGGTCGCCGCCGCCGCACGACCCGCAAGCACTAAAAACGAATTGATCTCGTTCAAGGGGTAAGGAGTTACCCCCAAAATGGACAGAGATACACCAAAGACACGTAAGGAATCAAAGAAGTCGGCGAAGGACAAGGCAAGTGGAAAGGACACCTGCTACTCATCGAAGCGCGTACGACAGATGGAGGCGATGGCAGAGAAGAACAACAAGAAGTAATTAGAGTAACGACCGATGCGAGACACGATATGTCTTCCGATGGTCACGGGATTTGGTGTATCCACCACCCATGACTCTCCGACACGTTTTTCCATGATAGGTCTTCTTGCTGCATCCACTCTTGTAGTACGCCACGTGGTGGGCATATCCACGGAAGGTGGGGATCTCTGACTTTGTGAACTCAGAGAGCTGCTTGAGGAGTCCGTACATCCAGTGCATATAGGCCCGTCGAGACTCGAGGGTGGGTTCGTAGTTCTTCAGGTAGGTCTGGAAGATCTTGGCCAGTTTGAGAAAGGGGTAGGCCTTCGCTAGGTGGTGAATAAAGGTCCTCTGAGTGGCCATATCGGTTTCCTCCGGCTTGTCTGGATAGTTGTAGGCGATCGCAAACAAGAAATCGCGGCCGGGTACAGAGGTCGGCTTCATCTGGGCATATTTTTGCTTGATCTCCGCAAAAGTGGGGTCTGGCCCAGGATCGCGGACCTTTGGGTCGTCCTTCGATTGTTTACGAAGTTTATCGTTCACCATGTTGTGGATATCGTACAACCACTTGCCCGGGTCTCCGCGGAGCGGGTGCTTGTGTACGTACTCTGTGGTCGAGGCCCGACAGTACTTGCACGGGAGGATGTCCTTCATGTCGTTGAGTACATCATCTGGATGTGGAGTTCGAAAGGCAACGAGGTGAAAGAGTTGCCATGCACTCGGTCCCCAGAACCGAGTATCCATTATTAGTGACGGCTAAAAATAAAGTATGTCGAATCAAGTAAAATGCTGGACACCAAGGACATTATCATCCTTACGGCGTCGTTTTACCTCGCGACGGTGGTCGCCAAGTTCTTCACGGCCCTGTCGGATGACATCATCACGCCCATCCTGTCCCCCGCCGCGGCGGCCGGCAAGGGCGTCTCCGAGTTCGCGATCAACGTCGGTGGCATCAACCTGAAGGTGGGCGACTTCATGGCCGCGACGGTGAACCTCATCATCTCGTTCGTGCTGGTGGTCTTCACGATTGGCATCCTGCGCACGTACTTCCTGTCGAAGATCGGCGCGTCTCGCATGGCGTAAGGCGGCGCAAGCTAACAAAAAAATAATGAATTAAAGCAAATGGTCTGGTACAACCCCACAACATGGTTTTCGTCAACTCCGGCTACCCCGGAGGAGCCGAAGAACACAGTGACTGAGGCGCCCGTGGGAGGGCCGTATGGTGGTCGTAAGCGGAAGTCGCGCGCGGCACGCAAGACCCGCAAGTCGAAGAAGCACTCTACTCGGCGCCGAATCTGAAGCGGTTGTAGCCCACGCCGCGAATCGGCGTGTATGAGGCATCAATGCGCTTCTTGAGATCTCCGGCGCTGCCGCGGAAGAACTGGTTCTGACGCTTCCAGTCATTGAAGGTTGCCAGAATCGCCGTCCACGACGTACCCTCGGCCAGGGGCTCGTCGACAGGGTGCACGAAATCACGCATGAACTGAGCAATCACATCCGAATCCTCCTGGTACTCCGAGGTGTACGCATCCACCTCCTTCGGGACAGCCAGATTCCGCAGTCCCTTGCCCTCCGTATACAGGTGGACAAGGTACGCCATGAAACACGTCGCCCACTCCTCCGAGATTACCTTCTGCTGGATCGACTCGTCCACCAGGTACTCGTTCGCCTTCTTCGGGTCGGGCGTCTGCGTGAACTTGGACGGGAAGTGAATCACCTTGAGACGACGCCACGTGCCGCCGTCGTTCGAGTTCACCGTCGGCTTGTCATTGCACGCCAGATGGAACTTGGCCTGGACATCAAACTCCACCATGTGCTTCGAGCCCGCAAACAGGTCGCGACACGTAATCTTCTCCGCCGAAGTCAGCTCCTTGAGCACACCCGTCGACAGGGGCTCGCCCTCGTCGGGCTCGGACATCATCACGAACCGGCGGCCGCGCATACGCATTAGCTCCGGCTGAGCCGCACCGACCTTACCACGCTTCTGCGTGAAGAGGGCCACGTTCACCTTGTAGCAGTAGTCACCCATCGCCGTGGCCATCAGGTTCATCACCATCGACTTGCCGTTCGAACCCGTGCCCGTCATGATGTGGAAACGAGGCTGAAACTCACCGGAGAGACAGGTCGCCAGATGCTTGAGGAAGTAGTCGCGGACGCTCGGGTTCGGAAGGATGCGCCGGAGGAAGAGCTCAATCTCCGGCCAGCACGAGTACGCACTGTACAGCTTGTCGGCGTTGTACTCCACCTTCGTGCAGAAGCTCAGATAGTCATCCGGACGGCCCTCGCGGAAGGTCTGCGTCAGCGTATCGTAGACCCCGTTGTTGAACGCCAGCAGGTGCTTGTTCTCGTCGATCTTCTTGGCAAACTCGGGATCCCACATCAGCACCTGACACTCCTTCATCACGTTCGACTTGAAGGCCGTCGTCTTGAGCTTCATACGCAGGGTCAAGAACTGCTTCTTCCGCTTCTCCGCCTGGCAGCTCGGGCAATCCGGAGGCGTCGTATCCTTGGAGTGCTTGCAGTCCTCGAGCGTCGCCAGGATGTTCCCCTCGTTCAACTCCTTGACCAGGTAGAGCTTGGCAATATCAGATGACAGACGACGCAGGAGCTCGACACCGCGCTCCGAGTTCTTCCAGATGTGGTCCACATAGTGATACCAGTCGTTGTTGATGTACGACGAGCATCGGAAATCATCGCGGTACTTGGCCTGAACCACCATCGCCACATCGTACTCCGTCCCCGTGGCCGCCGAATCATTCACCAGCTTGTCCACGTTGTTCTTCTCGATCTCGTCGTAGCCATCACGATTGTCCTCGCGAGACCAGAATCGCAGACTACCCTCACCGATGAGCTCGCCCTCGACGCGCGAGCCGAAGCCCATCCACTTGTTGATGCACTCCGAGGCCCTGAAGGTGTTCGGATTCACGAGGTCAATCTGCTTGCTGAAGTCCAGCCAGACATCCTCCAGATCTGTGTGGATGTTCTTGAGACAGAGGCCCACCTTGACCCACTCGTCGTAGTGCGTGTATCGCTCCGGCTTGAGATTCATCACGTGTGCCTCGATGTAGGACTTGCGGGCATCCGAGAGAGGCTCCTTGTAACGCCCAGGAGATGACCCGCGAGAGCTCACCCGGGAGGCATCACGAGTCTCCGAACGCCCGCGGGGAGCGGTCTGTGTGGGCTCGGCGGCCGGCTTGGTATTCTCCTTACCGTAGTCCGTCAGGGGAGTTGCACTGTCGATTCCCGAACGCACCGTCATCTTGCGAATCAGCTCAATCGTCGGCATCGGAGGCACATCGTCATCCACACGAATGTTCCCCGACGCCGGATCCCACTCCACGATGTACTTGATCTTGTACGGAAGCGCCGAATCACCCTGCTTCTTCGAACCCAGCAGAGGCCAGTTGCCCGTGTGCGTCAGGGCCGACTTGTCGTACACCTTGTCCCAGTCGTCACGCAGCCCGAGATTCGGGAAGAACTCTTCCATCCGAGGCAGGAGATTACGCCGAATCGACGTCTCCACTGAAGAGGCCGCCTTCAGAGTTGGAATCTGCATATGGATTCCCGAGGCCGAGACACCCTTGGTCTTGTCGAAGGTCGGGTTGTCCTTCTCCAGGATGTAGACGTCCGTAAAGTCATCCACCACCATGTACCGCTTCACCTCCGCCATGTAGGCCTTCACAAAGGCGCACACCTGCTTGTGGTTGTGACGATGCTCGTCCACAATCCCCACATACTTGAAGTCCAGATCCACACGCAGCATACCGACCGCCGTCGAACGCTCTGTAAAGTACATCGGTACGCCATTCATCAGGTTTGCAAAGTATAGACGATAGAACTCGTCCATGTCATCAGAATTGATCATCCATTTGTCCTTGCCCTCAAAGGACCACAGACTGAAGGGCTTACCGGCCTCCTCGACCTTCCGCCCCCGTCGATCCTGCTCGGTCTTACCGTCCTTGTTACCGTTGAGAAAGAGATCCAGTTTCGTCGGCATGATAGTAGGGGGCGAAAATAGGCCGGCGACGCTTTCGTTTTGAACGCACGATTCTGGATTTGTAACTTAAAAACGAACTCCGGTTCAAATAGATAAGGAAGTCACAATGAAGTTCTGTAAGGATTGCAACAACATGTTGTACTCGATCGAGGAGCGCGAGTCTAAGGCTTACCTGAAATGCCGCTCCTGTCCATATGAAGAGGAGGTGACAAAGGCGAATCCTGTTGTGTACGAGCACGACATTCAACAGGATACGGCGGTTCAGTATTCGATTAATCCGTATCTCAAGTATGACCCGACTCTGCCTCGCTTCACCAATATG